TGGTCCTCGACATCGGGCTCATTCAATCATCGGCTATCGCCGGGTTCGAGACGGGGTTTTCCGAGCTTCTATGGGTGGCGCAAGATTTTGGCGTGCATTGGATGACATCTGGTGCTTTGGCGCACATAAAGGCTTCCCCGCCCGATCTTGACCGGCTGATAGAGAATGCAGTCGTCGCCGGACAAACAATCGACGCCGGCTGCTACATCACGGCAGGAAAGAAGTTCTGGACCATCTCGGCGCCGGGGTGGACGTGGGAATTTAATCTTCAGACGCGGAAATGGACCGAGCGCTGGTCGCTTAATTTGGCTTCAGTTTATGGACGCTGGCGCGCGACGGACGGCCATCCCGCTTTCGGGAAGTGGCTTGTCGGCGATCAACAATCCGGCAACGTGCTTTATGCCGACGACAGCAATCCAACCGAAGTCGGGGGCCCGGAACTGTATCGCATCGAATCAGGGCCCGTGAAGAAGTTCCCTGCACAACAGCGCGTCGCTCGCGCGGATTTTGATTTTGTGGTCGGCGTCGGCCAGGCCGTTGGATCGGTGACAACGAAAGTGCTCGGAACATCGGCGGCGGCAGACGGGGACGTGAAGCTCATCGTGGCATCTACGGCGGGCATGAAAACCGGCGACGTGATCGAGGTTTCCGGCGTTCTCGGAACGACAGAAGCCAATGGCGTCTGGTCGATCAAAGACCTCGACCTGACGCACATCGAACTGGAAGGCAGCGCCTACGCGAACGCCTATGTTTCCGGCGGTAGCGCGGTCGATTTGACCTCCCCGCCGAATGAACAAGCCCCGAGCGTGGCGATTTCAATGAGTAAGGACGGCGGATCTAGCTTTGGGAATCCCATAATTCGGCAACTTGGCCGTCAGGCGAATGTTCGAAGAACAAGAGTATCAGTATTAAATCTAGGGTTGTCGGGGCCAATGGGCGTGAGATTTCGCATAGATTGCACAGATGCCGTCTACGTCAGCTTCCTCGGCGCTACCATGTCGTCTGATGTAAGGGCCGTGGGAACATGACGGCAAATCGCAAAGCCAATCTCCCGCCTGTCTCAGCCCCGTGGGCTGACGGGAGCGGCGTGCCGAGCATCCCATTTGGACAGTGGGCGTCAGCTATCGCAGCGAACATCATCGGGCCTCTTCCGGCGGCGGCGAACGATGCGGCGGCGGCCAAGGCCGGCGTGCCGATAAATGCTCTCTATCAGGCTTCCGGCGTCGTCCGAATAAGGATCATCTAGCCATGGCAACGACAGAAATCCAAAAAGCAACCGCAGATTATCGGGTTGAAACAGGACCAGTGAGGTTTGGAGCAGATTGGCCGGGTCTTTTCATTCGAGGTGATGATGCGTTGGCGTTTCAGGTGTGGCTAGACAAAGCTGCAACACTCATTGAAGGTCATGATCCAGAGTCGAAGATGGCAAGGCGTAAACTTTACGAGATTACGAAGGCGATCCATGATATAATCGTTCCTCTCGAAGAGAGAGACGCCAATGGGAGGCCAACATGAGCTTCCTCAGCAATCTCTTCGGCGGCGCGAACACAGCCGCGGCGGACCAAACCCAAGCGATGCTGGCGGCGATTGGCGCTGGCCAGCAGGGCGCGCAAACGGCTGACCAACAATTAGCAGCCGCCACGCAGCAGGGCGTCGCCCCTCTTCAGCAGAATTTGACGACCGCAAACCAAGGCGTCACGGGGCTCGGGAACGCGCTCGGGCTCAACGGCCCGGCTGGCAATCAATCCGCGCTTGCTCAATTGGAGACCACGCCCGGCTATCAGTTCTCGCTTGGACAGGGCAACAACCAGATAAACGCGGCGGGCGCGGCGAACGGGACGCTTAATTCCGGCAACCAAGCCACGGCGCTGGCGAATTACGACTCCGGCCTAGCGCAGCAAAACTATGGGAACTATGTCAGCCAGCTTCAGCCCTATCTGGGAGCGTCCAACCAAGCGGCGCAAGGCATAGCCGGGATGTATCAAAACCTCGGCAACCAACAGGCCGGCGTGCAGAACAATCTCACCAATACCGAGATTTCCGCACTCACTGGCGCGGGCAATGCGAACGCAAACGCGGCTCTCGCCAACCAGAACCAAGCGCAGAGTTTGCTTGGCGGCGCTGGGAAGGCGATAGGTGGGCTATTAGGAACGCCTACAAGTTCGGCGCTTAACCCAACTTATGGGACGAGCCTCCTGACCGGCCTCGGTTCACTCTTCACTGGAAGCGACGAGCGCATAAAGGACGACATCGAACCCGTCGGAGAGCTTTACGACGGGCAGCAGATTTACCGCTACCGCTACAAGGGAGAAGATCGGACCAACATCGGGCTTATGGCTCAAGATGTTGAAAACTTATTCCCCGATGCGGTGAGGGAGTTCTCCGGCTATAAGGCCGTGAACTATAAGGACGCGACTGACTTCGCGGCTCAGCTCGGCGGCCTATTGGAGGCTGCTTGATGGTTGCGCCTTTCGTCGCCGGTCCATCCTACCCGACGCTGGACAACACGCAGCTCGGGACGGCGCTCGGGAACTTGCCGGGAGACTATCGAAAGGCGCAATCCGACCAACTCACGCTGCAACAGCAACAGCAGGAAATCGAGCGACAGAGGATTCTTGCCGAGCAGCAAAAGGCGCAACAAACCGCCTTCGCTGGCGGCCTTCCGATGGCCAATGGCCAATTGGATACGGCCAGTTATATGCAGACGCTCGCTCAGAAGGGCTTGCTCCCCCCGGACCAAGCGGCGAAGCTGGCGGGCCTTCAGCTAGAGCAGCAGCAATACCAGCCGGCGCCCGCCGATCAATTCCTTGGCGGCGGCGGTGGCGCTCCACAGGCAGGCGCTCCGCCATCGGCCGGTGGCGACGCTCTTGGGCGCATTGAGGCCGGAATCGCGCGCGTCGAAAGTGGCGGCGAAAAAGACCCATATCGCGCCATTGGACGGGAGACCGGAAGCGGCGACCGCGCCTATGGCAAATATCAGGTCATGGGCGCCAACATCCCAAAATGGACCGAGGAGGTTCTTGGCCGCAAGATGACGCGGCAGGAATTTCTCAACGATCCACAGGCTCAGGAAGCTGTCGCTAAGGCAAAACTCGGACAATATCTCGAAAAATACGGCGACGCCCCGGACGCGGCTTCAATGTGGTTTACCGGCAAGCCCTTAGCGCAAGGAGCGAACCGCAAAGACGTGAACGGTATGACTGGCTCCCGCTACGCCGAATTGGCGACGGGAACCCAGAATGATGCATCTCCGTCCATCCCCGCCGTCGCGCTGACTGCCGGAAGTTCAATCCCGCGCTCGAATGGTGGCGCGCAGCCGGCGGGCGATACCGGCGGCATCGGTCTTGGCGCGCGCGCGGCAGGCCTGGGACAAGTTGGTGGCGGTCCGCAACCAACGCTCGGCGCGGGTCAGACCGTGGCGAGTCTTGCCCAAGGACTATCTCCGAACCAAGCATCGAACCTTGCGAAGGCCATCGGCGCTCCAAACGTCAACGCGCCTCTAAATCCAGATCAAACCCAAAAGTTGCAGCGCATCATCGCGGGGAACTATGGCGGCGGTCAGGGCCAACAGCCGGCTCAGGGCGGCGCTCAACCGGCCCAATCGCCACAGCAAGGCGGGCAGCCCCTCGTCTATCAGCCGCCGCTTGATCGAGGGTTCAAGACGCAGCAGGAAGAAATTGCGGCGGAAACGAAGAGAATTTCCGAGCTTCGGCAAACGATGAGCAAGCCGGCGCAACAGCGCGCCGACGAGCTTGAAAAGGATCGCGACGCGAGGATCAAGGCAATCTCGCCGCAAACGGTCCATCCCGGCACACAATTCGTTTCGCCAACGGGAGAAACGCTTTTCGAGGCTCCGACGGCCGGCGAACGCACCTTGGCGGAAAGAAAGGACGAAGCGCACGAAATAGCGCAAGGAATTAAAAACGGGACAATTCCGCCAACAGCGGCGACGGGCTACGGAGTTGGGCCGCTAGTTCGGGCTGAACTTGCCAAAGGCGGCGATTACAATCTCACCAAAGCCAACCTCGAATATGAGGCGGCGAAAAAGCAAGTAATGTCGCTTAATGGTCCTCAGATGGTCCGATTTAACGCGCTGGCGGAAAGCGTCGTCAACACGATCGATCGGACGGTTGAGACATCAAAGGAATTGAGACTTTCTGGCATTCCTATCGCGAACAAAGTTGAACTTGGCGCGTGGATGCAGGCGAATGGCAATAGTCCAAAAGGCCAACTTGTCGCCAAATATATGACCGACATCAATACGTTGAAGGAAGAATACGCTAACCTAGCGAACGGCGGCTATGCTCCAACTGAATCGGCGTGGAAGCTGTCGAACATGGTTGTCAACGGCGACTATGGCTCGAAGCAACTTGAGGCGAGTTTGGAAGAGGCGCAGCGCCTTATCAATTTCCGTCGAGCGGCATTTTCCGATCTTTCCACGATGGGGCCGGGGGCTCCTAACCCGTATATGCCGGGACGTGGGGCGGGTGGAGTTGTGCAGCCAGGAGGCGAGAATGTCGGTGCTCCCCAACCAACATCTCCCGCTGGAGGTCTTCCCGCCGGGTGGACTTATAAGGGCTCGAAATGACCGAGTTCACCTTCGCTGGCCCAGATGGAAAAAATCACACCATCGAAGGACCGGAAGGCGCGACGCCAGAGCAAGCCTTCGCCATGCTGCAACAGCACTTAGGCGGCCAAGGAGGCGCTGAAAAAGCGCCTGCAGCCTCGCCTGCAACCGAATTGACGCCAGAACAAAAGAAGCTGCAAAAGGATATGCAGACGTTCGCCGACCGCCAACTGTTAAAATCCGTGGGCGGGGCCGGCCCCGCCTACACAGCCGCTGAGTCCGCCGTCAACACAGCGTTGCTGAACGCCCCTCGCAATATCTCGGCGGCGGCCAGATCGGCGAAGACTGGAAACACATTCGAGCATGAGTATGATTTTCTAAAAAGAATTGACGAAGCTGCCGAGCGGCAGAGCCCGATTGCATCAGGGGTTGGAACGCTTGGCGGCATTGGCGCGCAGATCGGCCTCATGCCGGAAATGGCGGCTGAAAGCGTCCTCGGGAAGGTAGCGCCAAGCTGGCTCGCTAGAGGCGTTCAAGGTTCGGGAATTGGTGGCGTAACAAGCGGAATTTCAGAATTTGCCGACACAAAAGATTTAGGCAAGGCTGGCGAGGCCGCGCTTTATGGAGCGGGTATCGGCGGCTTGCTCGGAATTGCCGGTGGAAAACTGGCAAGCGCCTTCGCGCCTAAGACTCCCGCTGTGAATGAAGTTGCTTCGGCAGCGGAACGTCTCGGCGTTCAGGTTCCAATGGCGGTGTCCACGGAATCAATGCCTGTCCAACGCGCCGCCTCCATAGCGAAAAATGTGCCGTTGGTCGGCGACCCGCTTGTAGAGGGCTCAAGGAAGGCGATTGAAGGCATGGCGGAAGCCAATGCGCGCATCGCTGGCGAGTTTGGGCAAGGCGCGGGCTATAATGTAGCGCATGGCATTGGCGAGCGTCTAAAGGGCGTCGCTGGCGAAGAAATGGCGGCGAATAGACAAGCGGCAGAAGCAGCCACGCAAAAGGCTAGAGCCCAAGCGACATCAGCTGATGAAACTGCGAGAGAAGTCGCACAAACAGCACTGGAATCGCAGAAGCGCGGGGCGCTTGAAAGAGTGTCCGGGATTGAAACAAAGGCATCCGGGCTAGCGGAACGCATATTCGGTCAACGGACCCCGGAAGAATTGGGAACGCTGGTTACAGAGAGACTGAAAACTAGCGAAACCGCAGCCAAAGCCAATAAGGAGGCGCTTTACAAAGAAGCTGGACAGCCGGGGCGAGCATTCGTCGATAGGCCAGTGGTCGAAGGAATTTACAAGAATGTTGTCGGGAAGTTAGAAGAAGTTGGGCGTGTCGTTGATCCAGCCACGACGCCAGCCGCCGCTCAAATGCTCAAGAGATTGGCCGATGTTTCTCGTCTTCGTTTGCAGAATATGGCGTCAAACGCTGGCATACCAGCCAAGGAAGCGATTGTTGGTGTCGATCTAAAAGGTCTCGAAAGTTCTCGCCAAGCATTAAATAATATGGCGCAAGGCGCGTCAAATGATGCTGATCGCGCCGCGTCAAAGATGATAATTCGAGAATTTACCAAGTCACTTGATGATGCTTTCGATGCTAACCTATTCTCTGGCGATCCAAGGGCGCTTGAAGCATATGGCAAGGCGCGAGCCGCTAACCGGGATTGGCGACAGAAATTCGGATTTAACGCCGAGACTGACGCGGACAAGGTTCTAAACAAGATCGCGACTGGCGAGGTTACGCCAAATGAGGTCGCGAATTGGGTTGTTGGCAGTTCTAAAGTCGGGGCTCAGGGATCATCAAGCCGTCTTATCAGTCGCATCGCCACCGCGACCGGCGATGATCCAGAGGTTCTACAAGCGATCCGATCTGGGATATGGAACAAACTTTCTTCGAGCGCGGAAGGCGTCGCGGAAAAGAACCCGGCGAAGGTCGCCAACGACATCCATGAATTTCTCAGCGGATCGGGATCAACGGTCGCGAAGCAGGTTTTCACCGAGGAACAGCGGAAAATCGCCGCTCTTTACGCCGACGCCATGAGATACGGGCAAAAGGCGCGAGAGGAAATCGAAGCAGGCCACAAGCCCATCAAGATCGCGGATACAAAAGTCGATGAGACAAGGCCCAATGTCGGGCCACTTGAAAACTTGATGAAAAGAGTAATTGGCGCGGGACAAGGGCGAACGGACAACGCGCTTTTCGACGCAATTAACGGCTACACGAAATCGACATCGCGCGGCGATCTGAAAACTCTCTCCCGTCTTTTGGACGTTATCCCACAAGAGGAAAAAGGAAATCTCGCTGGAGCCATCATCCGACGAATGGGGGCGACGACGAGAGCGGCGAGCGAGTTCTCAGGCGATATTTGGCTCTCTAACTGGCGACAAATTACGCCGCAGGCCAAGGCGTTGCTGTTCGGGACTTCTGGAACGCTGCGCCAATCTCTTGAGGACATGGCGAAGGTATCGGAAAGGTTTAAGCAATTAACCCAATTTTCCAATCCATCTGGAACAGGGCATCAAGTTTCCGGCGTCGCGCTCGCGGCGGGGATAATTAAAGCGCCGCTTGTGACTATTCCTGCGATAGTTGGCGGAAGGATCGCTGCTGAAATCATGGCGAGACCAACGACTGCGGCGGCAATGGCTAAATGGGCCAAAGCCTATGAATTGGCGATAAGAAAGCCCGGGGCGGCGACAGCAACATTCTTAATTGATGCCTCGCGTGCATTCTCGAACACAATCCAAAAGAATTTTGACAAGAAAGTCGATCCAAACGACCTTCTCCCCGTCAAGCCAACATTTAGCGGTGAGAGATAATGGCTGGCACTCTGAATATCGCGCTCGCGCAGCAACTCAATATCAACGGCCAACCTCTCGCCGGGGCCTTGCTGTATTTCTTCCAAGTCGGAACCGTCTCGACGCTTCAAAACTCCTATCAGGATTTTGGTCTCACGATCCCGAACGCGAATCCTCTTGTGGCCGATCAATACGGCCGTATCCCGATGTTTTATCTCGCGGACGGCCAGGTTCATGTGCGCCTGACCGATGCGAACGGAACGGTGATTTTCGATTATCCTTCGATGCAGGTCGTGGGGCCTTCTTTCGGCGGCGGTGGCGGCGGGGGGGCTGTCGATCCTTCGACGGTCGCGGCGACGGGCGACGTCAAATACAGGCTTACGACTGAAATCCTAACGGGGTGGGTTAAGCTCAACGCCCAAACGATAGGAGCGCCATCTTCCGGCGCCACGCAGCGCGCGAACGCCGACACGCAAAACCTCTTCGTCTACCTGTGGAACAACTTCTCCAACGCGCACGCGCCGGTCTCTGGAGGGCGCGGGGCGTCCGCCCTAGCCGACTACAGCGCCAACAAGACAATCAGCCTCCCTGACCTCCGTGGGCGCGTTATGGCCGGCCTCGATGACATGGGCAGCACGGCTGCGGGGATCAT